TGCGAGAGATGTTGCGCTGGATTGCGCATGACTCTGCAGTATATTTTGGGCAACAAAAGAGACTAGTCTTAAATTGCAGTAATTTCGCAAGCAAGACTAAACCCTGCATGGTATGTTTAATGCCAGAAAGATTTTGTGAATGTGTTCCCTCTGTACATGATGAGGAAACTGTGGTTGCTGAGAATCGACTTCCAGTACCACTGTCTGTGCAGGCCGGCTTTCTTCCCAATGGGAGAGACATGGCGGTGGCCAGAATGGTCACCAATACATTTCGCAAAATAGACCGAGCAGCCGACAGATACATCGGCTGGGCCAACTGGTTGGCCGAAAAAGTAGACACTCGACGAGGGACTGATCTTGTCGATAGACTACAAACTTTGGAAAATAATTGGTTGTTCAAATGGACAAATTGGATACCCGAATACATTTTCACACATTTTGATTTGGCACGAAATATTACTGTGCTAAGAATGCTCACCAGATCTCGAATACTTGAGATGGTGTACTTGATATTATATCTATTATTGTGTGGAACCGCATATGTAGCACACACCCATGATGTGGTGCTTGCTACGCTGTATGCTTCGTGCGTATTGCTCGTCCTATCTGCTGTGATTAAGGTAGAAAAGGACAGGTTGTACACGCGATTGGTTAGGGACAGGGAGGCTGTTCCAGTTGTTGTCCAAAGATTCAGAGACGGTCACGTCGCATGGGTAGCCGGAGCTTGCTTAATGCTTGCCACGGCATATATGGCGGCAAAGTTTTACAGACAGTCAAGGAGGAGTATGTCTCAAAGCAAAGAGATAATCTCTTCCATTGGAGAAATGTTTTCGCCGCAAGGAAATATTAATCCGAAGACTATGGAGGACATAGCTGCCCGTGACAGTGAAGTTTCTGAGTGGAAGAAACCCACAGTGCGAGAATTACCAACTAGCGTGAGGAGGAAGACTACTTCTCATGAACAATTATTGGGACTAGTTGCAAAGAATCTATGCGACATGCAAGTCCTAGTAGCTGAGAGAGAATTTCGCACAAACGTTTTCTTTCCATGTTCTAATGTCATGTTAGTACCAGATCATGTGTTTATTCACGATGAACTGGACTGTAGGATAATGAGGAATAATACTCATGGTGGATCATTTGCCACCAAGATATCCAAGACATTGTCAGTGAAGGTCCCAGACCACGACTTACGTCTAGTTTGGGTCCCTAATGGCGGTGATTGGAAAGACCTCACAACATATCTACCAACTGACAAATGTGAGGATGTACCCGCTACCCTCATATATAAGAATGTAGCAGGAGACGTTACAAAATCCCCT